CCCTCTTCGCCAACGTCAGTTACTTGCTCAACTTCGAGCTTCGTTTGAAACGAGCCCATTACTTTGCAGCTACGGGTGCCACAGTCGCGACGGTTGGTGACGCTGCTGGAACGTCAGGGTTAGCGGCCAAAACTTTAGTTAAAGCTAAACCTAATGCTGCGACGTTTTGCGCGGCAGTAATTTCGGGCGCAGCAGCTTGCGTCGCTGCGGCGGTTGCAGCAGCGGCAGCAGCGGTCAGCGCCGCTTGGCCGGCGGCCTGCCCAACTGCTTTTGCAGCCGGTGTTGAAAGTTTATGCAGCAAAATCTGAACGCCAGCTAGTAATGAGTTCCACCCGCTCGCGATTGCGATGAAGTGGCCGACTTCTGTTAGCCAGCTAGCAGGCACCGCACCCGCCGGCGGTGTTGCTTGCGCAAAAGCAACCAAAGAGACAACGCTGATCGTAAAAACGACCAGAGACAACATTAATTTTTTCATCTTAATAACCCCTTTATGTCTAAAGTTTCTTTTAACTCATCAATTCGTTCGTGCGCGCGGTTAGCTTTGTTTTCGGTGTTAGCGAGATCAGAGCTATTCGCTTTTAAATCAACCTTAGAATCTAATTTTGCCATGAACCATGTAAGACGCATCGTCGCGCCAAGTACGGTGACAACGAGAGCTATGTTGGTCCAAATTAAAATCAGTTCTTTATCCATCAATCCACAATCCTTAAATAGTTTCTAGTTTTAGTCGGTAACGCCTGGACCTGAATCGTGCCCGCAGCCATCGACAAAATCGCGTGTGCGCCGTCTGGCGTTACCGCAATGTCATTCACAGTCGAAGCAATCGCGAGCGTCGTATTGTCGTAAGTGATCGCAGTGCCGATCACCTGGCTTGAAAAATCGTACACCAGTAAATATGGCGCGGCGTTGACGGCCACGAGCAAATAGTTTCCATCAGGAGTCCACTGAACAGCGTTCGCTGCCGTTACGCTTGTCGGTGCCGTAATCGTGAGAGGCGTGCCATAAGTAGCCGCCGTTCGGTTAAACGGTACAACGTAAATGTACGGCGTCGTTGTCATTGCCATTGCGATGAAGTCGCCTTGAGGACGCCACGCGATACCCTTACCAAGCTGGCCGGCTGGGCCGCCCGCTGGCAACGTGCTGGGCTGAGTGACGACAGCGCCAATAGCCGGCGCTGTGATCGAAGGCGTAAACGCATAAACCTGAATGAACGGTGTCGTCTGCGAAGCAATCGCCAAGAAATCGCCCTGGCGAGAAAAATCTGCGGCGTTCACTTGAGCAACCGGCAGCGTTGCCGGGTTTGATATCTTCGTACCAAACGCTGGGCTCGCCGCGTTTGACGTTCCAGAGATTGGATAAAAGCTCATAAAAGGTGTTGTCGTGTGGCCAACACCAACGAAGGCCCCCGACGGGTGCATAGCAAGGCACTGCGCGGCCCCTGCTGGTAGCGTCGCCGGGTTTGAAAAAGCCGTACCTACGCCCGTGTAACGATCTAAAAAGTAGCCGTTAATATATGGCGTAGTCCCGCTTGCTGTGTAGATCGCATCAAGATCGGGCGAAAACTTCATCGCCACGAGGGCCGCAACGCCTGTCGCTGGGGTCACGAGATTTTTTAGACCCATGCCGTAACGACCGCCTTTATCATACAAGTTATAATAATACTGGTAGGGCGAAACTGACGAGCTAACCACATATGCTTTGCCATCGACAGAAATATCTGAGCCCGTGCAAAGTGTTCCAGGCGTCGAAGTTGGCAAAATCCCAGAATAGGGGAGTGTTGCGTAGCCGGTTTTAATACCGGACTGATAAAGCCACGAATAAAGTGTGCTCTGATACGGCTGCAAAACACCGACCGGCTGATACGGCTGACGGCGTGAATCTTGATCGGGCATATTTAGCGTGTAGCCATACCACGGCTCAAGGCCGGTGTTCGCGCCTTGAGTTACGATCAACTGATGAACTTGACCCGCCTGCGGATTTACAAACGTAATGTTCGTTGCGCAGCCTAAGATCACCTGCTGAGTTGTGCCGGTTGACCAATCGACCGTTGTCGATTGAGTGCTAGCTGTCTGCGAAACAACAGTCGCATTTGCGCCAGTCAGAACTTGCAGCCATGATGAGCCGTTATAGACTTTCGGAAACGCCTTCGTGAGCGACGCGATATTCATGTACATACGACCCGGCCACGCTGGCGTCGGGTCGGATGTTAGCTGTTCAAGCCCTGCTTTTTCTAACTGACCATAGACCTTCATTTAAACCTCAACCGAAAAATGAGAGCGCGATAATTCCAGAGCTTTGCGTAGAGCCGCCGGCCGCCTTGAGAGCTATGCGAGTGCCCTTTGCAATTTCAAACGGAAGGACTTCTGGAATAACTCCACCAGGAGCAATAATAAATTGATTCACTTCACTGCCTGCGGCACCCGTCGCAAAATAAATTGGTTGCGCGCCTGTATTTGTGACAGAAATCCCGCTACACGGCGCGGTTGTGCTGGCTACCAACTGAACGTAGGCACTATTTGTAATGCTAGTCACTGACGTGTCAAGGGCGACTGGCGTCCCGACTGGTCGTCTTATACCTAAATCACCCTTTTGCATTTCTCACCTCAAGAAAAAAGCCCGCGATAATTCGCGGGCCAAGTTTTTAGAATATGTGATACTCGATAAAAAACTCGACAACGCCTGCCGTAACTGCCGCCGCCGCGATGGCCACTTGCACCTGGCTACCAGCTTGCGTCGTTACAGGGCCGACCCAGGTTGCTGCCGTACCTACTGGGTTACCCGCAGTAAATGCGCCTTGCGATAAGGTCGCCTTACCTGTCGCCGACATTAAATCTGTCGTCGAGCCAGAAATGTTTGAGCCCAAACTAATTGTCGCAGAACCAGCCGATGTCACCGCCGTTGATGAATACGCCACAACATTTGTGACGATTGCATTCAGCGGCAACGTGCATGGGTTACCTTGGTCATCATTTAGCGGAATAGTGCTAATAGCACCGCCGCTTACCGCAAAATTATAAGTGCATTTAATTGCATTTTTAGTACGGTGAATAATGAGACCGATACCCGGTAATGGGTCGCGATTGTTCGCTAGCCCAAGCAACGCTTGGCTTTTTGTGTCAACCGGAAATTCTGCGTGAGCAAAACTCCCAAGCAACGTAAATGCTGAAACCAGTAATATAAATAAACCTTTCATTTTCTACCTCTCTTGTTTATGGGTCGCTTAGGACATACAAAATGTGGACGTTAAATGCTCCTGCGGTCAGGGCTGCGGTCGCAATCGCGATGTACGGCTGAACATCAGCCGTTAATTTTATCGCGCTCGCCGCCGTCAAAACCGGAGTGCAAGCCATTATCCCTGTAAAACTCGAATACCCCGTGGCAGACAATAAATCTCCCGCAGTTTTGCCAGTCGAAATTGCCACTGTTGCCGAACCACCCGACGTTAAAGCCGTGGTTACGTCAATAAAACAGCCAATTACGATTGCGTTTTTTGGTAAAGCTGGCGCAAGCTGTGCGCCGCCGCCGGTCGAAACCGTAGACGCCTTTTGTTGTGGCCAACCTGGCTCCGCAGCAACGAACAGTGGTAATTTCGTAGAAATCGCCCCGCCCAGTGTTGCAAAGTTGTATGTTAACTTTAAATCTCTGACCGCATTCTGAATTAGTTTCGTGCCAACTTGCTCAACAGCCAAACCGCTTCCGTGATTTAAACGGAAAGCCGTTTTGTACTCATCGGCATTGTTAGCAGCAAAACAAATTGAGCTTAGGCCCAAGATCATTGCTAGTAAAAATCTCATAAATTCCTTTCTTGGCTTTAGCCAAAATCCCCAAGTGGCCTTTCGGCCACTCGAAGAAAATTATTTAGTAAGCAATGCTGATATTGTACATGATGCCGTTGTAGCTCGGTCGGTTGCACACCAAATCCCCAAACAAACAAATGTCCACGATGTACTGGAAGCCGGTCGTAGCACGAATCTCAAAGTATTCGATGCCGTCCGGGCTCTTGCGTTTCTTGAAGAACCCGTTCGAGTAGAACTTCAATGAGCGCATGTCCAAATACATGATGACCGTATCTGCCATCTCTTGAACGCCAACGAGAGTGAGTTCTGTTGAAGTCACAGAGCCAACTTTGATCTCGGTCCAGCCGTATTGGCTTGTTTTCTTGGTGTTCGCGACGACGTTGAATGCACCTTTCGATGCTTCAATGATCTTCATTACAACACCGAAGTTATTGTAAGACATGACCACTTTGTTCGGCATCCCTTTACCAAGACGACGAGTGAGCGTGAAGCCGTCGAAAATCTTTTCAACCAAGTTCGCAGCAGTAACAGATGCGCCATTGATGTTGATGGCTTGCAAATACGGGTACGCCGTTTTTGTTTGGCCATAGATTGTCGAGTTGCCGCCGTTAGCCGCTGACAAAAGCATAAGCGGTAGCGGGCTCATCCCGTTCGTTTTGAAACCGTCGTTGTAGATGTTCGCGCCCGACGCAACAGTGTTGGTCGAGAAATCTACGTTCGTCGAGCCGCCGCGAGCGGTGACGAGTGTAACGGTCAATGCGTTCATGTCGATTGCCGACACGTAACCAGTAGTCAACACCGATGTTGTGGTATCAACTTGAACTTTTTGGTTGATCTGGAAACGGTCAGGACGGTCAACGTTCAAAACACCGCCAGTTGACGAGTACGCCGCAGTTGTTTGTGCGAAATACACGCCGTTGAGCAAGTTCACGCTCACGACACCTTTCATGTACTCCATGAAATCATCAACGCTATCGGGCAAGATTTTCAAGAAATTTAATTCTGAAACCTTGTCGTGTTCCATAAGATCGCGTTGTTGGAAAATCATAGAGCCCCAGATTTCAGGCTGTGTTGAAATCTGACCACGGATGTAAGCGTCTTCAGCGATGTCGTTCGAGGCAGACAAGCTACCTGCGGCGATCGACGAAGCACCAGCACCCTTAAACGGCACGATCAAGTTACCGCCGTTACCAGTCGATGCCGAAGCACCAACCCACGTATCGTCCTTTTCAACATTTGAAAGGAGCCAATCACGTTTCACGATCTCTTCTTTTAGCAAGCTGTTCGGCAAAAAGTCGTTCAGCATTGCTGTAAATGTCCTCTGTGTACTCATAGTTTCACCTCAAAAAAAAATTAAATTGCCGCGGCCCCCCTGGCCTCGGCTATTTTTTGGTCTCGGAGCTTTTTCAAATCCTCTACAGAATTTGGCCCCTTCTTAATTGGGCTTGCAGAATTCCCTTGCAGATTAGGAATGGTTCCAACTTTTCGCTCGACAACAATCTTAGTGCCCGGTGCCGGCTGCTGCCGCGCCGCTGCCGCAGGCGTAGTAGTAGTCGTTGCGGTTGCCGCTGGCGGAGTTTCAGTCGCGCTGGCTCCCGCTGCTGGGGCTTTAATATTGAGTCGTTTGATAGTCAGAGCTATCGCCTCTTCTGGAGTGATGTCTTTCTGCGTTCGCGCCCATTCGATTTGACCTTGATTAATCACCTCATTGCGAAATGCTCCAGGCTGTCCGGCCTGTTCATCCCACACCTTGGCTAATGCACTCACATCCGGGCGTTCAAGCCGCGTATCGAGCACAAGTGACTTCATCTGAAGTTCAAGTCGTTGAGTTTGAGATAGCGCACCTTGGTTTTGTTTCAGCAATTCCGCAGCGCGGTTATCCGCTTCTAATCTTGCATCAATTATGGCTCTCTCAGCCGGTTGCATCTCTGCGTACTTCGCTTTTGCAAGCGCGTACTGCATCACAACGTCTTCTTTCACGCCAATGCGTTTGAAAAATCCGTCGAGCTTTAAATAATCCTGCTTTTGAACCGCATCATTATAGATAGCGGCGGCACCGTTAACGGCACCCTGCAAATTATCTCGCTGCTTCACAATCTCTTGTGTCTCAGCGCGCTCTCGACCGATTTGGTTTTTCAAAACGTCAAGGCCATCGGCTTTTGTGAAGAGATCGTGCACTAGCTTTTCGCTAGCCGCGTCTTTCATCATGCCGTGAAATTCTTTTGGTATTTCTTTTTCCATCGTGGCATTGCGCGAGCGAGCTTGCGCCTCAGGGCTAAGATCGGGCACACGATATTTTAATTTCGGAGTAAATGCGCCCCCAGCGGCAGCAGTAGTTTTTGCGGCCTCTGCCGCAGCCTTTTCTTCAGGAGTTTCGGTTTTTTTGGCCGCAGCTTGGTCTTCTTTGACTTTCTCTGCGATTTTTTCCATTTTTTCGCGCAAAGATTCAGGTGCCGCGGGCGTTTCGGTCGCAGCAGGCGGCGTTTCCGTCGTCGCGGCGGGTTGCGCCGGCGTCGTCTCTGTTGTCGCTGGAGTTTCGGTCGCGGCTGGTGTTTCTACCGTTTCGACTGTCTCCGTGGGTTCAATTTCTTCTGCCATAAAATTCTCTCTTTCGTCTCACTTTCAGGTGAGATTTCAGCTATGACCGACAACTCCTGTGGTGGGCATAGGGTTATTAAATGCTGGGCGTGCTGCCATTGGTGCATGAGTTTGAAGGCCGGGCGCGATCATAGGTCGTCGCATAGCGAGCACCTGTGGCGGTCCCTGAACCTGCTTTAAGAACTCTGTCGCAACACCGGCTTGCTGATTAGAGTTCATTGCTTCAAGTTGATCTTGGCTAGCCCCTTGGCTAGATAGCTGCTCGATCAACCACTGCACCGCCTGATACGGGATGCGGGCGCGACGAGTTTGCGCCGAGTTCGGATTTGCCGGGTCTTGAACATAATAATCGCACGCGATTAAGCCGCCGCCAGTGGGGATAAAGCCACTTTCTGCGCGCTGAATCTGCATTTGGTTTGCCGCTTCCATCTGATTGTGAATTTGAATTTTCACCTGATAATTATTCTGAACGGCTGGCGGCAAGAATCTGAAATCTGGTTTTGACTGACGGTTTGTTAACCGCTTAATCATATAGACATGGTTATCGTTCGGACCAACCGGCGGCAACTCACCACGATCAAGTGCTAGCATTTCATTTTCGGCCTTATCGTAGTCGAGAGTGAAATCATCGAAAATTTCGTCGAAATCTGCCATCGGGGATGCACGCATGAGCTTACCAATGTCGTCGCGCTCTAGTTTTGAGCCTACATATTGGAGAGCTTGGTTGATGACGAGTTGTTTGCCGAGCTTTGTTTCAATGTCTTCGGCTTGCGATTCGATATTCACTTCGCAGCAGGTGTCAGGATATTTTCTGAACTCTGCGATGTTGACCTGCTCGTTTTTGCCAATCGCCATAATGACGGCATCGTCCGGCAGATGAATTTTTGCGAGCGCAATATAAAGCTTTGCGACTTCGATCAAAAATTTTTCAAAGCGCTTAATGTACCGCTGAAATTTCTTTTTATCTTTGGCCGCGCGGAAAAGCATCACATACGGGTCAAGCTGTAAATTCTGATCTTCAGAAGTTTCTGCGACCATCATTACTTGGTAAAGTTCTGTGATCTGCGCCTGCATATATTCGAGATACTGCGCCCCTGATCGCCCTGCCAAAATTGTCGGAGCTTGGCCGGTCACTGTGACCATGCGAACGCCCGCGAGCCGCGCGCCCTCTGAAGCCTTCTGACCATTTTGAATAATCAGTTTGTCGTCACCAAGTGTAATCTGGTGCTCGGCCATTTTTGAGCCCGCGCGATTAATCTCGGCCTGATAGGGCCGCATCGTTTTAACTGGCCCACGTCCACGCGGTGTCGTAGGTATTTTATCAAACTGAATTGAAATGATCGGGAAAAGACCGCCGGGCAGTGGGCCTTCGGCCAAAATCCCCTCTTTTGTCGTGATATAAAAATAGCCATCTGGGAAAAGTGTCGAAGGCCGGAAGTAATATTCACGAATCATTACTTGCTTGTTCGATTTTTTGTAGCCGCCATTGAGCGCATCAAAAATCACATACGTTTCGTCTTGGCCGGCCACAAGTTTTGCGATCAGATCGTCGTTGCCTTTTGCTAATCGCACAGCTTCGGGTCGGTTCACCATTTTGCGAATGCCAATCCACTCGGCCTTTCGCAAGTCTTTACATTCTGGTGGGCGCAGCATATTGAAGCCGTAAATTTCTTCAAAAACGAACTCTCCCGACATCACGGGCTTCGTTTCATCGGCTATCGGCATCCCCATTTCGTCCCACGCCACTTCACCAGTTTCTTCGTCAAGTTTTGCCTCGTAGCCGGTGACACTCCCAAGTGATGGGTCGTAGAAAAGTTTTAAATTGATCTCGCCTGTGCCGATAAAGCTATCGACCCAATCGTCCATCTTGTCGTCGAGATTGTATTTGTGAACGGCATCGTACCAGACTGATTTGTGAAGTTCAGCAACCTTCATATCGTGCATCGACTTATTGTCTTTTGGCGAAAAGCCAACGCCTGGGTTCGGTGCTAGTATGTTGTTTGCGTAAACTTGACAAATTTTTCTGACGTGATTTTTGGTAATTCTAATTCGTTGTTCGTGGGTCAGATCTTTTGTGTCGCGGATGCGACGATAAAACATGGAGCGTTTTTTGGAGTAGTGCTCGCCAGCAATAAGTAAAATCGAACTCCGCATTTCAGCGAAAACTTCTTGGTCACAACCGTCGCCGTCAGTGTAATAGCCGTTAAGCGTCGCAATATCTGGGCGCTTGAACTCAGGATAATCGCCCTGATAATTCGGCGTCGGGGTATTTGAATTTGTCGAAAGACCGCCATTAAGATTCGGCGTCTGCGTCATCTGGCTCAACCCGTCCGTCATCATCCGGTACTAACTCCCCTTGGGCAATTAATTCTTCGGCCCGGAGCGGGTCTTCAACAAGCATGTTGTCGATCTGCTCTTGGCGCAGTGCTAGCTCTTGATCTTCAAGAGCTTCTTTACTCAGTTGTGCTATTGCTTTTTCGTCTGGGATTTCAGTCCGAGAGGCGGTGCTAGCATCGGGTATTTTTTTCGGCCCGAACTCTAGCTGCAGATCACCAAATTTCAGTGAGGTGAGACCACTAGCCGCGCTTATTTTTATTAAATCAACAATACTCTCGGCTGATAAGGTATTTTTTTCAAGCCCATTAGCCGGTTTTTCGGCTTTACTCGCCACAATCTTCGTTGAACGCATCGATTTCGGCGTCGATTTCGTCGTCTCCACTGGATTCTCCTTCCATAAATCTCTGTCTTCTTTCGCGTACTTCAATCTGCATAGGCGTTAGAACCTCTTGAGGCGATTCAGGCTGATCGGCTAGCTCACCACCAACAAAAGAAAAATCCCAAGGGATTTTCGTGACCGTGTAGCGCAGCGCATCGTAGAAATCGTCTTTGGCCTTGTTCTTGGGCGTAGAGCGGAGCAAACTAGAAATCTCCCCACCCAATTTACCAAGCTCTGAATCGTCGTAAATCAAAAGCATGTCATTTTTGAACAGAGTATTTAAGATTTCTTCGCCGGCCTCGTGCCCCTTCTCAGCCTTTTCAAAATGCTCGCCCTTTCGATCAGCGATCACCCAAAAATCTTTATCAGCCCAATCGTAATATTGGCCGGTGCAAAATAAATTTTTCGATTTTTTCATCTCGATGTACTTATCAACCACGTCGCCAGAAGTGGTCGTGATGCCGTCACCACGCCAACCCATAAAAACGCGACCTGCGCGGTAATCCGGGCGCACAGCCACGAAGCAAATTGCCGCCGGATGTCCGGCGTCGCCGCCGGACCCTGGGTCAGCACCGCCATAGATCAGCCATGAACGAGGGATTGGATGATGGGCGCGCATGTGGCGTTTAATATCAAACGCCTCGCACTTTCTGCCGCCAAGAACAACGAATCTGCCATAGACACGTTTGTCAATTTCTTGCTGGGTTGAACAGCGCGCGCGCACTTCGGCAATTTTTTCGGCGGTCCAGTGGCTAGCCGTCCCGTCTTCGTAGTGCATGGCATCGTATAGAGAAACCGTTTTTTTAAATGCGCCAGGTAGAAATTCATCGTCAGCGTCCTTCGGCTCCATCGCCCGCCGCCACTCCTCTTGCCCGAGAGTGGCCGTGAACACCATATGAAAGTAACCGGAACTCGCACTAATTCTAAACATCAACTCCGAGTACAACTCAAACGGCAATTCTTCGTCGCAAAAAAGTGCGTCAACCGTACCCGACTGGAGCGCGTTTTCATTCTGCGAATAAGTTTTAAAATAAACGTGAACGCCTGATCTAAAGTGAATTGCAATTATATTTTTCTTCGAGTCTTTTTCAACTTCCCACCCGAACTCTGAATCAAACTCATATCCGTTACGTGGTAAAAACTGTTTCCACTTTGTCTCAAATTCGGCGTTTACTTGTTTTTGCGTCGGGTACAAGTACCAAAACTGATTTGGTTCGCGCAGCCAAAGGTTAGGCCAAAGGGATTTGTTAACGGCCCACTCGATGCACTTTCTAATCTGTGTTGAGCTTTTTGAAATCTGGTTAGCGGCACAAAGTAGGTTGACCTGATTTGTGCTCTCAAAAAATTCTCTGGCCCACCGATACCAGAGCCAGCCGTAGCGAAACGGCAAGCCTTGCGCCAAGTGAATTTCTCTTTCTTTTTTCTTGATGGCCACGACCAATTCTTCTTTGGTCATACTAGCAATTTCTTCTTCGGTGTAATCGTGCGCGGTCATCTGCGCCGGCTGATACGTTAGTCTGCCATCTGGTTCAACACCAGGCGGTGGGCGTGAAAATAGCGGCCTCTCACTCATGGTTTGCCAGCCAGTATAGAAGTAAAGCGATGATGAGCACCGCGCCTGAAACGATCAAGTCAGCCGTCAATCAGCAACCAATCCGCCGAGTTTTTTACCGCCCCCCGCAACGGGTTCAAACTTCTCAACAACAAGCACCTCTTCAGGGTTTTCTGTTTGCTTAATTTCAACGACCTGACTCACAACAACTTTTGGCGGCACGGCTGGCAGATGCCTTTGCTCTCGCGCCTGACTATTTATTTTATTTAACTGATTAACCAATGACTCTTCGGTGCTCGATTGCACAGCCGCCTGAACCATTCGATGCTCTGCAATCGTTAAATTTTGGCTCCTCGCGACCGTTTGGCCGTTGATGCGCTCATCAAGATATTTGTGAATGGCAAACTGAAGGGTCGCCGTCTTAACATCAAATGACCCGTCTTTCCGGTATGGCTCTTCATCGAGTGCCTTGGCTAGCCGCTTCAGCGAAAAACTAAAACAACTCTCCTGAATCTCCCGGTCGATAGTCGGCACACACATAAGCCAAGCCATCTTTTCCGGCTGGCTCACAAACCTGAACCACACCGGCGCATCAACAATATTGGCGTAGACCGAGGCGATCACGATACGGTCGGCCCCCGACTCCATGACCTTATCGTACTCATTCCAAAAGCGCTTTCTGAGGGCTTGGTCCACTGACGTAACCGACGCCCAATTCTTTTTTAAATGGGTCCACAAGTCGTCTTCGTTCATCAAAAAAAGTTCCGGGTGGGCCGCCTGGTGCTTGAGCAAAAGTTCACGCATTGCGCTTGGTATCAGGTTTAAAATTGAGCGGGGGTTGTCGGATGCAAAACGGTCTGGTTCGGTGAGGCGAGGGACCGAGGGGTCCTCTATTGCTGCTGGTTTTCTCATAGAAAGAATTACCTTGGTTTTGAGCAAAAAAATCAAAGATTATCATTTTCGCTTCGTGTTATTTTTTTTATTTTTTTTGGTTTAAAACGAACGTGGACGATCTGTACGCGTGCGCCAGCTGAGCCCCAGCCCCCGGTTTCGTCGATCTGGCGGTCCATCGGCGCCTCGCGCAATGTGACTATTGGTTATAAGTCACACTATTAACATATTAATATCATTGAATATTTAGACATCGACTCATCGGCTCGGCGATGGCGTGCATCGTGGACGATCTGAGACGATGGGTCGGAGCGACGAATTATACATAGAATTAATATTGGCCGGCGATGCGGCGGCGCGTCGCGATTGAAACCTGTGTTCCACGTGGAACATTTTACAGTGCTAGTTGAAATGTTTTACAGCGCAATGCGCCCCATATCGAAATAAACGACGCGCCGCATTGGCACGCGGCGTGCAACTAAACAAAACAACATTAACCGCGACGCTCTAACGTCGCATAACAAAGTGAGCAATACCATGAGAGAATTATTAAACAAGATCACGTTAGCTAGCATAATCGTTGGCTTGACTTGGTTTAGCATTGCAAGTCTGGCTGAGACTTCAGCAATCACCAATGACATTCGTGCTAGCATCGGCGGTGCGAAGTGAAACAGTTTACACCAAGCAAGCTCTTGCAAGGCGAGCGTCAATGGTTTCGCCCGTCAATGCCTGTTGGCAACCTTAAGGCGGTGTAAAGTGAACACAAAACTACAAGCGCAGACCGAGGAATACAAATTTTCCACAAAAGCGCAATTAGAAGAAATTTTAAAAAAGCATAAAGCATGGCTTAATGGCGAAATTGGGGGCGAGCGTGCCGACCTGCGATCTGCCAACCTGCGAGATGCCGACCTGCGATTTACCAACCTGCAATATGCCAACCTGCGAGATGCCGACCTGCGAGATGCCGACCTGCGATTTACCAACCTGCAATATGCCAACCTGCGAGATGCCGACCTGCGATCTGCCAACCTGCAATCTGCCAACCTGCGATCTGCCAACCTGCAATCTGCCAACCTGCAATATGCCAACCTGCGATCTGCCAACCTGCAATCTGCCAACCTGCGATCTGCCAACCTGCGATCTGCCAACCTGCAATCTGCCAACCTGCAATGTGCCGACCTGCAATCTGCCGACCTGCTTATTTTTCAGCACAACCGCGCAACGGCGTATTTCACATTCGATGGCCATATAATAATTGGCTGTCAAAATTTAACCGTGAAAGACTGGGTTAAGCGATACAAAGCAATTGGTAAAGAAGAGGGCTACACCAAAGACGAGATAAATTCTTATGGCATTTTTATTAAACTCTGCGCGCAGCTTTCAAAAAAGAAGGTTAAAAAATGAACACAAAACTACAATCGCAACACATTCACCCCGGGAACTTTCAATGTTTCATCGACGAATACGAGAAGCAATTCCTAAAAGCTCACATCGGCGGTGTAAAGTGAACACAAAACTACAAGCACAACTAAAACGTTTCATTCGAGGCGGTTTCAAATATTCTCAATTCACAAATGCAATATACGATTTTTTGTATCTTGATACGAATGTTTTTATAGCGCATTTTAATAAGCGTTGTTTCTACTATGCCAGATTTGAAACCGATGCCGATAAAACCATAAATTTACTAGCGCTAGTTCGCAAACCAGAACTAAGGCCAATGTGCCTCGAGCTAGCACATGCCATGATTATAAAATTGAGAATTGATACCGTGACAACACAAATAAGAACTGTGAGCGTGCCAACTTGCGATCTGCCGACTTGCGATCTGCCAACTTGCAAAAGCCCTTGGTGCGCGCATTGACTCACTTTGGCCGCGTGCTTTGACCAAGGTTTAGACCAACCGCTTTTGGCCTTGGTGTTGGCTATAACTCGACGGCTAGCGATGCGGCGCTAGCCGTCACTTATTTGGAGTGAACATGAATTTTGAAATGTCTGAATC